CTGGTTTTGCCGTTCAAGCGAGAGAATTAACACAAGCACAATCAATACTACAAAACCAGATGGAACGATCTGGCGATCACTTCTTTAAAAAAGGAGCGATGGTTATTCCAGGTGAAATAGCTTTTGATGTCAATTATTATGCTGTAAAATTATCAAGTATTGAAAGTGGTGTTTCTTTATCTTCTTTTAATGGTATTACTATTACAGGTGGTACTTCAGGTGTTCAAGCTAGAGTCGTAAATGTTGTTGCTACAGATGGTACAGATCCAAATACTCTTTATGTAAAATATATTGATTCTGGTACATCTAAAACAGCTACTGCTTTTTCAAACGGAGAAACTTTATCAGGTACAGCTTCATTAAGTGGAGTTGATACTACAATTACTTGTGTTGTTGATACTACAGCAACAGGTTCAGCTGCTTCAATTGTTGCAGGTGTTTATTACATCAATGGATTTTATGTATCAGTTGACGATCAAACAATCATACTAGACAAATATACAAATACACCAAGTTATAGAGTAGGTGTTACAATTACAGAATCATTTGTAACTCCAAATGATGACGCAAGTTTAAATGATAACGCTGCTGGCTCATCAAACGTAAATGCTCCAGGTGCTCACAGATTTAAAATAAATTTAACATTAGCTAAGAAAACTTTAACAACAACTGAAGATAATAACTTTATTGAATTGTTAAGATTAGAAAATGGTTTTAGACAAAACCAAGTTAGAAATACTGAATATGCTATATTAGAAGATAATTTAGCAAGAAGAACTTTTGACGAATCAGGCGATTACACAGTAAGAGAATTTGATTTAGATGTAAGAGAACATTTAAAATCAGGATCAAATAGAGGAATTTATGCTTCAGGTAGTGGAGGAGATTCTGCAAAACTAGCAGCTGGTATCGGACCAGGTAAAGCATACGTAAAAGGATATGAATTAGAAAATATCGGAACAACATATGTTGACATTGATAAGGCTAGAGATTTTAATACAGACAATAATTTTAATACAAGATTTGATGTGGGTAATTATGTTAATGTAACAAACGTTTATGGTTCTCCAGATATAGGATTTGTTTCTGGTGATGTTGAAGCTTTTAAATTAGTTAATTTATTTAAAACAGCAACATCTTCACGTGGTACCGCTCAATCAACTTCAGGTGTAGATGTACCTCAAATTGGTCGTGCTAAATCAAAAGGTTTTGAATATGTTACAGGCACAGCTTCAGGTAATACTTTTGCTAGTAGTTCATTAACTTCAGCAATTTACAAACATTACTTATTTGATATTAATATGTTTACTCATATTAATATTACCACAAATCAAACTTTTACAACAGGCGAAGTAATTACAGGTAGCACTTCATCAGCTACCGCTACTGTACAATCAATTTCTGCTGTTGAATCACAAACAGTAAATAGTATTACATCTGCAAGTCCTGGCGTTGTAACAATTTCAGGCGGCCATAATTTTATAGAAGGCCAACAAATTACTTTAGCAGGAACATACGAAGTAGATTCAGCTGCTGTTAGTACGGCGGTTTATACTGTAAGAAATCCAGACTCAACTACTTTTGAATTATATGAAACAGACGGTACAACGGCTGTTAATGTTACAGGTTTTACTTCAGCAACAGCTACACACGGTGTTGTTGTAGTTTCAAATGTACAAGGTACTTTTAATACAGGTGAAACAATAACTGGTGGAACTTCAAGTAATACTGCTGTTATACAATCAAACGCTGTAGGTTTTAATGCTATTAGAAATTATGATTTTCCTAGTGTTAAACAAATTGCTATGGCAGGTTCGCCTACGTACACAGCTGACACAGCTACAGACGCTACTTATGGAGAAAATTTCCCATTATTTGGTTCATTATCAGTAGCAAATAGTGGAACAACAGTAACAGGATTTGGTACTTTATTTACAACAGAATTAAAAATAGGTGATAGTGTTACATTTACTACAGACGCTGGTACATCTATTACAAGAATCGTAGAATCAATTACATCAGACACAAGTTTAGAATTATTAACGGCTGTTGGTGGTGGTGACGTATCAACAAAAACATCTGCTACAAGAAAAAGAGGTAAATTACAAGACTCAAATAAAAACATATCAATATTTGAATTACCTTATACAAGAATTAAAACTTTAAAAACAACAACCAACTCTGGAATTACAGATACTAATTTTGAAATTAGAAGACATTTTACAGGTACTTTATCATCAAATGGTGATGTTACAATTACAGCTGGTACAAACGAAACATTTAGTTCTTTAGCAGAATTAGATTTTACAGTTTCAATAATGACAACAGGTGCTGGAGTTTCTGGTGCTGTCGGTGATGTATTAAGTTTATCTGGAAACAACCACGAAGGCGATCCAATATTTAATTTAGGTGGCTCTCCATCTGGTAAAACTTTGACAATAGACTTTGGCGCTAATTATCAAGGTCATAAAGTAAAAATTTTAGCAACAATTAATAGATCAGTTGCTAACTCAAAATCAAAAACTTTAAATTCAAATTCAACTATACAAAAAACAGGCCAAACAGAAATTGAATCAGGTACAATTGGTTTAGGTAAAGCTGACGTTTATCAAATTAATGCTGTTTATATGTCTGCTAACTTTAGTACAAATGCTACTACAAGTGATACTGATATTACAAGTAGATTTACTTTAGATACAGGTCAAAGAGATAACTATTATGATATTGGCCGACTGGTTTTAAAAACTGGTGAATTAGCACCAACAGGTAGATTACTTGTTGATTTTGATTTCTTCTCTCACGGTTCTGGTGATTACTTTGATGTAGATTCATATTCAGGCGTTATTGATTATGAAAATATTCCAAGTTACTTATCTGATACTACAGGACGACAATACGATTTAAGAGATTGTTTAGATTTTAGACCAAGAGTTGATGACGCTTCAACAATTAATTCAGGCACACAAGATCGTTCTTATGATGGCTCTGGTGGTTCTACAGTTGATGTTGTTAAGTTTAATTCAAACGTATCAACAGACTTTGAATATTATTTACCAAGAATAGATAAAATCTTTTTAGATAAAGAGGGTAACTTTAAAGTAATTAAAGGTTCAAGTGATTTAAAACCTCAAATACCAAAAGGTTTAGATGGTGCTATGCATTTGTACACACTATTCTTAAATCCATATACTTTAGATGAAAAAGATTTAACTGTTGAAAAACAAGACAACAGACGTTACACAATGAGAGATATTGGTAAATTAGAAAGAAGAATTGAAAACGTAGAATACTATACACAACTTTCTTTATTAGAAGCTAATGCTCAATCTTTACAAATACAAGACGCTGAAGGTTTTGATAGATTTAAAAATGGATTTATCGTAGATAACTTTACAGGTCACGGAATAGGTGACGCTGGTAATTTAGATTACAAAGTTTCTATGGATATGGGTAGAGGACAAATGAGACCTTTATTTAATGAAGAATCTGTTCAACTAATTGAAGCTGATGATGACGGTACGTCAATACTTGCTTCAGATAGAACAGCAGCTAATTATCAAAAAACAGGTGACTTAATTACTTTACCATATACTGAAACTACAATTGTAGATCAACCTTATGCTAGTAAATATGTTAATGTTAACCCATACAATATCTTTACTTGGACAGGTTCAATTGCACTTGATCCTCCAGGTGACGAATGGAAAGAAACAGAAAGAGTACCAGATTTATTAATAAATGAAGAAGGTAGTTTTGATACTATGGTTGCTGCTTTAGGTAATCCAAATTTAGAAAGTATTGAAATAGATACTGTTTGGAACGAATGGCAAGATCATTGGATAGGAGCTCCTGTTGAAACAGTTACAAGAGGTCAAATTCAAAGAACACACAATAGAGTTGCTGGTAGAGGAAGAGGTGCTGGTGGTTGGACAGTAAATGCTAGAGATAATGTTGTTACTACAAATCAACAAGTTCAACAAACAAGATCAGGTATTAGAACAGCAATAGTTCCTCAAGTTGTAAGAACAGCTTTAGGTGACAAAGTTTTAAGTATTGCTTTTATTCCTTTTATTAGAAGTAGAACAGTTAACTTTACAGCAACAAGATTAAAACCAAATACAAGAGTTTATGCTTTCTTTGATGATGTTGATGTAACTTCATACGTTACTCCGACAGGTGGTTCTTTAGGTGGTAATTTAGTAACAGATTCAAGTGGTGCTGTATCAGGTACTTTTGCTATTCCTGATCCAACAAATAATTCAAATCCTAGATGGAGAACAGGACAAAGAGTTTTCAGATTGACAAGTTCAGTAACAAATTCAACAACAGATGTTGAAACTGCTGGAGAGGCCGACTATATTGCTAGAGGTTCTATTGAAACAGTACAAAACACAATTGTTTCTACAAGAGAAGCTCAAACAGTTAGACAAACGGTTACAGATACAAGAAACTTAAATAGAACATCAACAAGAACAACACAAGAAGTTATTGATTGGATTGACCCTATTGCTCAAACATTTATGGTTGATGACAATGGTGGTGCTTTTATTACATCTATTGATTTATATGCTCAATCAAAAGATGATACACTTCCAATCACTTTACAAATTAGAGAAGTTGTAAACGGTTATCCTTCTCGTACAATTGTACCTTTTGGTGAAGTTGTTTTAAATCCTAATCAAGTCAATATAAGTGCTGACGCTAGTACAGCAACCAAATTTACATTTAATAGTCCAGTTTATTTACAAGAAAAAACAGAATACTGTTTATGTTTATTAGCGAATACAAATAATTACAATATGTGGGTAGCCAGAGTTGGAGATAAACAAGTTGGTTCTGATAGAACAATATCAGAACAACCATATGCTGGTGTTATGTTTAAATCTCAAAACGGTTCTACTTGGACAGCCGAACAATTAGAAGATATTAAGATGAAAATTAATCGTGCTGAATTTAGTAATGTTACAGGTACAGTTACTTTATGTAATGATAGTGTTCCTGTTAAAACATTAAAAAATAATCCTATTAGAACAACAAACACTTCAGGTGTAATTAGAATATTCCACAAAAACCACGGAATGCACGGTACATCTAACAATGTTACAATTGCTGGTGTTCCTTCAGGAACATATAATGGTATTACAGCCGATCAAATTAACGGCACATACACAAGTATTTCAAATGTAACTTTAGATAGTTATGATGTTACAACTGCTGGCACAGCCACAGCAACAGGCGATGTTGGTGGTACTGCTGTTACAGCAACTCAAAATAGATTGTTTGATGTAGCAAACGTAAACTTAGCTACAATGACAGTTCCAGGTACAGGCATTACATATAGTATTAGAGGTACAACTGGCCGATCAATTCACGGTTCAGAATCAGAATTTAGTTTAACATCAGCTACAAATGCTTTAGGATTTAATCCTGGTGATAATATTTACTTTACAGCTCCTCAAATGGTAGCAAGTGATATTAACCAAACAAATGAAATGGCAGGAAGTAAATCATTGTTTATTAATTTATCAATGACTACAACAAGCACAAACTTATCTCCAGTTTTAGACGTTGCTAGAATGAGTATGGTTGCTGTTCAAAACAGATTAAATCAACCAACTGCTGGCAATACACCAAACTTTATTGATGATACAGCTTCAAGTGGTACTTCATCAGCGGCCGTTTATGTAACTAAACCAGTTACACTAGAAAACGAATCAACTGCTATAGATGTACGATTAACTCAAAATGTTCAATCTACTTCAAGTGTAGAAGTTTATTTTAGATTATCTGGTGCTGAAGAAGATAGAAACATTAACGATATTAGTTGGACACCATTTAATGGTGATGGCTCGGAAGATATTTCTGTAGCACCTGCTGAAGACGATAATACATTTAAAGAATACAAATATTCTGCTAGTAACTTAAATACATTTACATCATTCCAGATTAAAATTGTAATGAAAGGTACTAGTTCAGCATATCCTCCTATTATTAGAGATTTAAGAGGAATTGCACTGGCGGTTTAATATGACTAGAGTTAAAGTTGAAGGATATGAAAGTTTAGTTAGAGATGTAAGTTCTAACGCTATTGTAAACACTAATAGAAGTGAATATCAACTTTATATGGCTAGAATTAAATCCAGAGAAAAACAAGGTGATGAAATAAGAAGTGCTGTAAAGGAAATAAATAATTTAAAGGCAGAATTAAGAGAAATTAAAAGTTTATTACAAGAGGTAATTAAAAAATAATGGCCGCTAGAACAGTATTAACAACCGATACACTAGAAACGTTTAGAACGACCTTTAATAGTCTTTCTTCAACGGATATAGGTGATCCTAGTACACTTACAACAACAGCGACAAGTGTTGTTGGTGCCATTAATGAATTAAATGCCAGTACATATGCTGGATTTACTATTGTAGATAGTGGTTCTTCTACTACTCAACCAATTTCAAGTGGTGATACACTTACTTTTGATGGTGATTCAAATATTACTGCTGCCGTTTCTGCTACGGATACAGTAACATTTACACTAAATACTACCATTACAGGAATTTCAAGTATTACCTCAACCACTTTTACTGACGGAACAGCTACATTAACAGGTGGTTCAATTTCAGGCGCTGTGAATATTACGGCTACTGGAACAACCGAAAGTGCTATAATTACAGAAAATTCTGTAAGAATAGCTACAAGGCCTTTTGCAATTGCTCAAGCAGTTGCCTTAGGATAATATTATAAATAGTATAAATAGTTAAAGGAAAACAAAATGGCTAACGATTTTAAAAGATTTGCAAAACCAGATGTGGGCACAGGCACAGGAGCTTCAGCGACAACTGTTTATACAGTTCCAGCAGGAGCAGGCTCTTCAGCATTAGAAACAATCGTAATTGGTATAACTCTAGCAAACAAAACAGCAGCAGGTGTTACTGCTTCTGTGTTTATAGATAACTACGATGGAACTAATGATGTGTACATTGTCAAAGACGCTACAATTCCAGCAGGTTCTTCACTTGAAGTAATGTCAGGAAATAAAATAGTGTTAATGAACAATGGAACAACTGGTGATATTTTAAAGGTTTCTGCTAGTTCAGCAACTTCAGTTGATGCAACTGTAACTGTACTAGAAGACGTATAAGGATAACAAATGGCATATATTGGAAAACAACCGAGTACAAAGTTCTCGGCAGCTGCTAAAATAGATACATTTACAGGAGATGGCTCTACAGTTGCTTTTGATTTAGCAAATATCGTACCTGCAGGTGGTGAAAACGGTTTACAAGTTTATGTAAATAACGTAAGACAAAAACCAGGTGCTTCAAATGCTTACACTTTAGGAAATGATGGATCAGGTGATTTAAAAAGAATTACTTTTACAGAAGCTCCAGAAAACTCGGCTGAAATATATGTTATTACAACTTTTGAAGCTACAAATATTAAAACTGTAGGTGATGGTACTATTACAAATGAAAAAATAGCAGATGGTGCTATTGATAATGCCGCTGTTTCTCCAAGTGCGGCCATCGCTGATACAAAATTAGCAACTATTTCTACATCAGGTAAAGTTGCCACTTCGGCAATATCTCAACCAGGTTCTCCTGGTGTTTACCTTGACGGTACAGGAAGTTGGTCTGCAATAGACACTTCACAACAAGATACAAACGCATTTAACATTGGCCTATTAGGATTTAAAATGGCAGTAAACGAAGGTTTAACTGTATTTAATTTAGTAGATGGTGTCGTAGATGAATTTAATGATGAGTCTGGAACAGACGAAGCGGAAGGTTCAAACGATTTATATTGTGGTACAAGTGATTACTATATTAACAGTAATACTCCTTCAGGTATTTCAGTTCCTGCTGTATCGGCTGGATTTACAGTAAGTTCTGTTACTGAACCAGACACTTCAACTGCTGGAACAAATCCTAAACATAGTTTTGGATCATTAGGAACTTTTACAGTTCCCTCTGGATTAACTTCTGTTAATATTAAAGTATGGGGTGCTGGTGGTGGAGCTGGAGGGCAAGGTGCTGGACCTGATGTAGGTGGATCAGGAGGTTTTGCTTCAGGCACTTTAGCAGTTTCAAGTGGTCAAGTTTTAACAATTTCTGCTGGTGAAGGAGGAAGGTCTTACAAACGTGGTGATGGTAGTTTAGGACCTTTAAGTCCTGTAAACTCATCAGGAACAGCATTTAGAGGTGGTGGATTATTTGGAGGTGGAGGAATTTTAGGACCAGATCCAGGATCAGGTAATGATAGAAGTGGTGGTGGCGGAGGAGTTTCAGGCGTTTTAACAGAAAATTCTACGATACCAGGTTGCCACGCTGCTCCTGAAGTTTACATAATTGCTGGTTCAGGAGGAGGTGCATCAAATGATGGTTATGGCGGACCAGGAGGTGGACTAACAGGAATAGCAGGAGCAGTTCCAGCAACAGGTAATTTAGCTCAAACAAGCAATAATGGTTATTTTGGTGGTGGAGGTGGTCAAAGTTCAGGTGGTCAAGCAGGCTGTGGAACACCTGCAGGAGGTAATGGTGCTTTTTTAAAAGGTGGTGATGTAGGCTCTGAACCTAGTCCAATTACAATTACTGGACATATGGGAGGTGGTGGAGGTGGATATTATGGTGGTGGTGGAGCAACTAGACCTAGTACCACTGACGGTAGTGGTGGTGGAGGTTCATCTTATTATGGCCATCCTCAAATAACTTCTGGTTCTACAACAGCGGGAACTAATCCAGCTGGTGGAGGAACATCAGATCCAGATTATGTTCCAGGTACAAATGAAGGTGGTGTATCTACTGACAATTCTGGTCCTGCTTATACTGATTGTGCACCAGCTCCAACAGCTGCTGCTCAAGGTGAAAACGGATATGTTTTATTAACAGCTTCTGCTGTATGTGCTACTGCTACATCAACAACAATCGTATCAACGGCCTTTTCTTCAACTTCAGTACCAACAAGTGCTCGTATCGTAGTATTTGAAGAAAACATTGACACACCTACATTAAATACTGACATTGTTGCTAGTATTAGTAGAGATGGTGGTACAACATTTACCAATGCGACATTATCAGATTCAGGATATGTAACAGGATCCTCTGGACAAAGAATTTTAACTGGACAAGCAACTATTTCTGGCCAACCAAGTGGTCAATCAATGAGATGGAAACTTGCCCTTGCTAACAATCAAGTGAAGATACACGGTGTATCTTTACAATGGGCTTAATAGGAGAAACAAATGGCTATACAAAGAATTACAAAATCATCTGCTCCAACAGGCAACGCTAAAATCAAAATCGTTTCAGGTCCTAATAAAGACCAAGACTATATCAAACTTCCTGAAACACCTTATGATCCAAGCGCTGAAGGTGAAAATAGAAAAGTTGATACTTCTACAGGTTATTTTGGTAAGACAATTGCTCAATTAAACGAGTAAAAAAAATTTAAAGAGAGAGATTAGATGGCAATTAATAAAATCAAAACAGGCTCTATTCAGGATAACACAATTACGGCTGATGATATACAAGACGGTGCTATTACAAACGCCAAAGTAAATGCTTGTGCCGCTATTGCTCAATCTAAAATATCTGGCCTTACTACATCTATTTCAAATCTTTGTTCTTCTATTTCAAGTGTTTCAAGTAATATAAGTCAACAAGCAAATAATATTGGGTTGTTAGGTTTTAAAATGGCCGTCAATGACGGTTTAACAATTTTTAATCTGGTCGATGGTGTCGTTGATGAGTTCAATGATGAATCAGGAACAGACGAGGCCGAAGGATCAAATGATTTATATAATGCCGATTCAGATTTCTATGTTAATTCAGATTCACCAACTGGTGCACCTTATTCAGGTTCACCTGTGTGTTATAGTGCAGGTTTTGGTTCAAATTCTATAACCGAACCTGATACTTCAACAGATAATGGTAATGGTAACTCAAAAGATTATACAGTACCACAAGGTATGACAAGTGTATCATTCGTTGCTTGGGGTGGTGGAGGTGGTGCTGGAGGTGATGGTGGAAATGGTGGTGGAGGAGGAAGTGTTTCTGGAAATCTTGCTGTTACTCCTGGGCAATCGTTAAAAGTTTTTATTGGAGAAGGTGGTACATATCAGTTTGGTGGTGGAGAAGGTGGTGGACCTCATCCTAATAGAGGTAATGGTTTTGGTGGTGGAAGAGGTAATATAAGTTCAAACAACTTTGCTGGTACTGGTGGGGGAGCAACTTTTGTTTCTTTTGGTTGTACACCTAATAATAATTTTGATCCCGTTCCTCAGATGGCTTTTGTAGCAGGTGCTGGTGGTGGAGGTTCTGCTTCACCTGCAAATAATGAAGGTGGTGGAGGTGGAGGTACCGTAGGTGCTAATTCAGTAAATGCAGATGGTGGACAACAAACACAAGGCGGTCCAGGTTCTCAAAATGGTGGATATGGTTTTGGTGGTGATGGTGGACCAGGAACACCTAGTGGTGGTGGAGGCGGATCTGGATTTTATGGTGGCGGCGGTGGACCTCCAAATGGAGGTGCTGGTGGTGGAGGTTCTGGATATGTAGGAAACCCAGCTGTATCTTGTGGCGCTCAAGCACAAGGTGCTAGCCCTGTTGTTGCTAATGCAGGTAATCCACTTTATCCTTCTGCTGTCAATGACTCATCTGAAAATGGAAATGTAGGTGATGGAGGAACAGCAGGAGTAGCAGGAGGTGGTGGAGCTCCCGCAAATAATCAAGGAGATGGATACGTATTTTTATATGGAACTGGTATTCCATCAGTTACAGCAATAACTCAATCAACGACTATTATATCAACAGCCTTTTCTTCAACAAGTGTACCAACAAGTGCTCGTATCGTAGTATTTGAAGAAAACGTGGACACACCAACTTTAAATACAGACATCATAGCGTCTGTTAGTAGAGATTCTGGTGTTACTTACTCAAATGCTACTTTATCAGATTCAGGCTATGTAACAGGATCAAGTGGTCAAAGAATTTTAACAGGTCAGGCTGATATTTCAGGACAACCAAGTGGACAGTCTATGAGATGGAAACTTGCTTTAGCAAATAACACAGTTAAGATACACGGTGTTGCTTTACAATGGTCTTAATTTTCTTATATATAATTTAAACTATAAGGATTATTATGAATGTTGATTTTATTGAAGAATATAAAAATGTTTTTACAAAAGATGAATGTAAAAATTTTATAAAACATTTTGAAGATTATGAAGAAATTGATAAAACTTTTGGAAGAAAAACTTCCAAAAATATGATTGATGATAAATCGTGCTTAATTACAAAAAGTATTCCAAGTGATGAATTATTATTAAATTTATTATTTAATAAACTTTCACCATTATTTGCTGAATATGTAAAAAAATACGAAATAGGAATCAATCAAAAAATTATTGCTTTAAAAACTTGGGTTAAAATACAAAAAACTTTACCAGGTCAAGGATATCACGGTTGGCATCCTGAAAATATATCATTGAAAGATAGTGCTAGAATATTATCATTTATTGTATATTTAAATACAGTAAAAGGTGGTGAAACTGAATTTATATATCAAAACAAAAGAGTAGAAGCTGAGGAAGGTAAATTAGTTGTATTTCCAGCATATTTTACTCACGCCCACAGAGGAAATCCTCCTTTAAATAAAGAAAAGTATATTTTAACAAGTTGGTTATATAAAACTGATAATTAAATAAATATAACATAAGGAGATAGATAGTGGCCATTACAAAGATAACTAAACTACCTGATAACGTAGTCAGTACAGCAAAAGTTGCACCTAATACGGTAACCAATGCTGATCTAAATACTTGTGCCGCTATTGCTCAATCAAAACTTTCAGGTCTTACCACTTCATTAAGTAATATTTGTTCTGCTGTAACAACAGCAACGGCAGAAAATAGTAGAAACGCTTTTAACATTGGCCTTTTAGGATTTAAAATGGCCGTCAATGAATCATTAACGGTGTTTAATTTAATTGATGGTGTTGTGGATGAATTTAATGATGAAAGTGGAACGGATGAGGCCGAGGGTTCAAATGATATTTATTGTGCTACAAGTGATTACTATACAAATCAATGTACTTCACCTGCTTCTTTTTCAGCAGGATTTACAACTACATCAATAACTGAACCTGATACTTCAACTGCTGGTACAAACCCAGCTTACGGTTGCGGTTCTTTTGGCACATTTACTGTTCCTGATTCAATGACATCATTGATAGCATATACTTTTGGTGCTGCTGGAGGAGGTGGGGATTTTCCAAGACCTTACACAAATGCTGGAGGTGGAGGAGGATATGCTACAGGAACTTTAGCAGTAACTCCAGGACAATCAATAAAAATTGTTGTTGGTGAAGGTGGAGGAAGTGAAGGAGCTACACCTACAACCAATTCTTTAGGAGGTGGTGGTGTAAGTGGAACATCACAAGGTGGTGATGGTGGAGGATTATCAGGTTTATTTAGTGATGGTGAATTAACAGATTGGACTAGATGTGGCCACGGAGTTTCAGCTCCTCAAGTTTTACTAATTGCTGCTGGAGGTGGAGGGGCACAAGATCCAGTTGAAGGTGGTGCTGGAGGAGGAACAACAGGTCAAACAGGTACAGCAGGAACTGGACCACAACAAGATACACACGCAACTCAAACAAGTAATTTTGGTAGCGTACCTGATGGTTCAACAAATATAGGTGGTGGTGGAGGAGGCCAATCTTCAGGTGGTGCTGGAGGACAAGGTGCTGCTCCTCAAGCAACTGGAGGATTTTTATTTGGAGGTGATGCAGCTCCTGGTGGTAGTAGTACAAGTCCTCAATATGCTGGTGGTGGCGGAGGCGGATATTATGGAGGTGGTGCTGGTAGTAGACCTTTAGGAGGACACGGAAGTGGTGGAGGAGGTTCTTCTTATATAGGTAATCCTCAAATATCTAGTGGTTCAACTGAAGCTGGCGATCAAAACGCTGGTGGAGGAACAGCAAGTCCTGTTTATGTTCCTGGTACAAATGAAGGATTGCCAAGTGCTAACGCAGCTGGAGAAGATGGTTATGTATTACTAACAGGTTGTGGAACTGTAACAACAACAGCTTCAACAACAATAGTATCAGCGGCCTTTACTTCAACAAGTGTGGCCACATCTGCTAGAATAGTTGTATTTGAAGAAAACATTGATACACCAACTTTAAACACAGACATTATAGCATCCGTTTCACGTGATGGTACTAATTTTACCAATGCCACACTATCAGATTCAGGTTATGTAACAGGTAGTTCAGGTCAAAGAGTATTGACAGGACAAATAGATATTTCAGGCCAACCATCAGGTCAATCAATGAGATGGAAGTTACAATTGGCCAATAACCAAGTAAAAATACACGGAGTATCTTTAAGTTGGGCTTAATATGATGAAAAAAAATTGTATAAATAGTATTAGAATTAAAAAGGATTAATCTTATATGGCTTACATAGGTAAAACACCCGATTATGGAACTTTTGAAAAACAATTGCTTACAGCAGACGGGTCAACAACTACATTTAATTTAAACTATACAATAGGGTCATCTAGCTCTATTTTAGTATCTGTTTCAGGTGTTGTACAAGAGCCAGAGGTCGCTTACAATATTTCAGGTGGCGGAACATCCATTGTGTTTTCAGCCGCTCCAGAATCAGGCGAAACAGTTTTTGTAATCTTTTTAGGTATTGCCTTTGATTCAGCAAATTTATTATCAACAGGTTCAATTACAAGTCAAACAGAATTAGCCGAACAGGCCGCTGAAGATGATTTATTATTAATCTATGATACTTCAGCAACAAGTTTAAAGAAAATTACAAAGGCCAATTTATCACCCGTTCTTTCATATACAACAAGAACAGCAACAGGTGATGGTTCAACAACAGGTTATACAGTTACAAGTGGTGTCACAGTAGATGATGTATTAGTATTTGAAAACGGTGTGTGTCAACAACCAACAACAGATTATACAGTTTCAGGAACGACTTTAACTTTTGGTACTGCCCCAGCAAGTGGAGTTAAAATTGTAATAAGGGAATTACCATAGTAGGAGATAAATAGTAGTATGACAACAAAAATTACTTCAGCAAATATAGACGCTACAGTTGCTTCAGCAGCTGATATAGCACCAATAGATTCAAACGCTTTTAATATCGGCTTACTTGGTTTTAAAATGGCCGTTAATGAAGGCCTTACAGTATTCAATCTTGTAGATGGTGTTGTGGACGAGTTCAATGATGAGTCTGGAATAGACGAAGCGGAAGGTTCAAATGATTTATATTGTGGTACTTCAGACTTTTATCAAAATCTTAGTGTATCTCCATTTTGTTCGAGTGCTGGATTTACAACATCAACAATAACAGAACCAGATACATCAACTGCTGGTACAAATCCAGGTCAATCTGTGTTAACTTCAGGTTCATATACTGTACCTTGTGGAGCGACAAGTGTAACTGCCTATTTATGGGGCGCTGGTGGTAATGGTTGTGGCTATACAGGTGGTGGTGGTGGATTTGTTTCTGGTAATCTTGCTGTAACAGCTGGACAAACTTTACACGTTGGTGTTGGAGAAGTTGCTGGATATGGACACAAACCTGGCGCAAGAGCTGGTGGTGGTGTATCTTTCTTAATGAATACTCCAGCAAGTAGATGTGGACCAACTCAAGGAATGCCTGGCATTACAACACCTCAAATTTATTTCATAGCTGGTGGCGGTGGAGGAACTTCAAGTGCAGGTCACGTTGGAGCTAACGCTGGTCCATCTGCTGGAGCTGGTGGAGGAACAACAGGTGAAGCTGGTAGAGGTGGAGGAAATCAAACGTCTGCTAATAGTGGTGGTGGAGGAGGAGGTTCTCAATCAACGGGTGGTCAAGGCGGTCCAGGACCTGGACAAACAGGAAATCCAGGAGGTTTTTTAGTTGGTGGTTGTATCCAAGATGGTAACTCTGGAAATGGAGGTGCTGGTTATTACGGAGGTGGTGCTGGAGGATCTGGTACTGCTCAAAATACACCAGGTGGTGGAGGTTCTTCTTACACCTCTCATCCACAAATAACCTGTGGTACAAATGAAGACGGAGATTTAGGTGAAGGTGGTGGTGTAACGAGTCCTCTTTATGTTTGTGGTACGAATGAAGGTATTGATGGAAATGGTGAAGATGGATATGTTTTACTTACAACAAGTGGATGTATTTCTTCTCCAGGTGGTTCATCAACAATTGTTTCCAATTCATTTACTTCAACAAGTGTACCAACAACGGCTCGTATTGTAGTATTTGAAGAAAATGTAGATACACCAACTTTAAACACAGATATTATTGCTTCCGTATCACGTGATGGTACAAACTTTACTAATGCCACTTTATCTGATTCAGGATATGTAACAGGTTCAAGTGGTCAAAGAATTTTAACTGGTCAGGCCGATATAAGTGGTCAACCAAGCGGACAATCAATGAGATGGAAGTTAGCCCTTGCTAACAATACAGTAAAAATACACGGCGTAAGCCTTCAATGGAGTTAATCAATGGCTTTAACAAAAGTTACAGGTAAAGGGATTACTTGTAGTGCTGTTACTGAAGACAAATTAGGTACTTCGGCAGTTACTACAAATAAAATCAATAATGACGCTGTTACTTCAGCAAAGATTTCTAATGGTGCGGTAACAGCTGATGATTTAGCTTCTACTTTAGATTTATCTTCAAAAACAGTTACATTACCAAGTGATGTTGTAGCGGCCGCTAAACGACCTGTACAAGACAATATTGCTTTACTTGGTTTTAAAATGGCCGTAAATGATGGCCTTACAGTTTTCAATTTAGTTGACGGCGTAGTAGATGAGTTCAATGATGAATCGGGCACAGACGAAGCGGAAGGTTCTAATGATGTTTACTGTGCTACTTCAGACTATTATCAAAATGTTACTTTATCACCATTTTGTGTATCAGCGGGAATGGCATATAATTCTGTTACTGAACCTGATACTTCAACAGCACAATGTCAACCTGGTGCTCATACTATTTGTATGACTACTGGAACATTTACAGTACCTACTGGTGTTACATCTATGAATTTTTATGCTTGGGGTTCTGGAGGTGGTGGTGGAGGAGGACCTTGTGTAGCAAGTTGTGTTTTAGGCGGCGGAGGTGGATTTACCTCTGGTGCAATATCAGTTACTCCTGGACAAACTATCTATCACTTTGTAGGTAATGGAGGTCAAAGAAATCAACCACCAAATGGTGCTTATGGTGTTTTTGGTTCTATTGGAGGTGGATGGAGACCTGGAACTCCAGGTAATGGTGGTGGAGGTGGTGGATTAACATTAATTGGTACATCTCCAGGAGTTAATATAGGATATGCTGCTCCTGGCAATTCTTCATATCCTGCTCCAGCTGTTATTTCAATAGCGGGTGCTGGAGGAGGTAGTTCTAATCAAGGAACAGGTGGTGCTGGTGGAGGAACAACAGGACAACGAGGTGCTGGTCCTGCTTCTCAAAGTTCATATGCTACTTGTGCAAATGGTGTACACGGTGGTGGAGGAGGACACGATGCTGGAGGGCAAGCAGGCTCACCTGGTGGATCATCTGGAGGTTTTATGCAAGGTGGATGTGCTAATTTATATGCTGGTGCTGGTGGTGCTGGATGGTATGGTGGTGGAGGTGCAGGAAATACTGGACCTCAACACGGAGGCGGAGGTGGAGGATCTTCTTACATAGGTCATCCACAAATAACTGGCGGTGTTACTGAAAATGGAGCAGGTCCTGCTGGAGGTGGTACAGCAAGTCCTTTTTATGTTGCAGGAACTAATGAATCAGGTCCAACAGGTAGATCAGACGGTGAAAAAGGATATGTTTTATATACAGCAAGTGGTTGTTCTAGCACACCAGGTGCTTCTACAACAATCGTATCAACAGCATTTACATCAAGTTCAGTTGCTACATCAGCAAGAATAGTAGTGTTTGAAGAAAATGTAGATACACCAACACTTAACACCGATATTATTGCTAGTATCAGTAGAGATGGAACAAATTTCACTAACGCTACTTTAACAGACTCAGGTTATGTTACAGGTAGTTCGGGACAAAGAATTTTAACAGGCCAAGCCGATATATCAGGACAACCGTCTGGTCAATCTATGAGATGGAAATTAGCATTGGCCAATAACACGGTTAAGATACACGGAGTGGCACTTCAATGGAGTTAGACCGTGGGTTCAAAAACTAAACATAACACAAAGTCATTTGCTGACACTACTGTTGAATCAACTAATATAGCCAACAACGCTGTTACATCTAATAAAATAGGTGCTGACGCTGTTACAAGTGCCAAAATAAACAATGGTACAATTACAACAGATGATTTATCGTCAACTTTAGATTTATCTTCAAAAACAGTAACATTACCTAGTAGTGCCATTTCTTTTGATAGCGAATACTACAACATTGGCCTTTTAGGATTTAAGATGGCCGTTAATGAAAGTTTAACGGTGTTTAATCTTGTAGATGGTGTTGTTGACGAGTTTAATGACGAATCAGGTACAGATGAGGCCGAGGGTTCTAATGATACATACAACTCAACAGATGATTATTATGTAAATTCTGACCAAGTTGGAGGTGTTCCTGTTCCTAATCCTTGTCAACCCTTTTCAGCAGGATTTTCAACAACAGCTATAACTGAACCTGATTCTTCTACAACAGGAACAAATCCTGCTGTAGGTTCTGGAACCTTTGGACAATTTACTGTTCCTACAGATATGACAAGTTTGGTAGCATATGTATGGGGTGCTGGTGGAGGATCAGGAGGTCCTGCATCACCTTACGATCCTACAGGAGGAGGTGGAGGATTTTCAACAGGAACTTTAGCTGTTACTCCAGGTCAAACAATTTATGTTTCTGCTGGTGAAGGTGGTAGTGAAGGAGGTACTAATATAACGGGAGCATTTTATGGTGGTGGTGAATGGTCAGTTGCTGCTGGAGGTAATTTTGGAGGTGGCGGAGGTGGTATATCAGGATTATTTACCGCAGCTCACGGATGTTTATCTTCAGCACCTCAAGCTTATTTAATTGCAGGATCAGGTGGTGGTGGAGGTTCATATGGCGGTGCTGGAGGTGGTCCAACTGGTTGTGCTGGTGGAACACAAACAGAACAAACAAATGCTGGTCCATCCAGAGGTCCTCAACCACAACCAAGTGATAGTGGTGGAGGAGGTTCACAAACTCAAGGTGGTCAAGCAGGTTCACCTAGTACAGTTTATTCATCAGGAACTCCAGGTTCTTTATTTCAAGGAGGTGATAGTAGTTGTCGTACAGGAGGAACTCCTGCTGATTCTTTTCCGTTTTATGCTGGAACTGGAGGTGCTGGTTATTATGGAGGTGGAGGAGGTTCAACTGAAAACGGGTCCTTTGGTGCTGGTGGAGGAGGTTCATCATATATAAGTCATCCACAAATATCAAGTGCTTCTACTGAAGAAGGCGGTGGAGTATCTGGTGGTGGAACAGGAAATCCAAATTATGTTGCTGGTACAAACGAAGGAGGTCCAGTTGGTGGTAATGCTACAGGTGAAGATGGATATGTACTATTAACAGGAACTGGAACATCTACAACAACAGCAAATACATTGTCAACAACTATTATTTCAAATGCTTTTACCTCTACAAGTGTAGCTACTTCAGCAAGAATAGTTGTATTTGAGGAGAATGTTGCTACGCCAACTTTAAATACAGACATTATAGCGTCTGTCAGTAGAGATGGTACTAACTTTACCAATGCCACTTTAAGTGATAGTGGTTATGTTACAGGTTCAAGTGGCCAACGTATATTAACAGGTCAGGCCGACATCTCTGGTCAACCTAGTGGTCAAAGTATGAGATGGAAGTTACAATTAGCAAATAATACGGTGAAGATACACGGAGTTTCGCTATCCTGGGCATAGTATAAATAACTATATCATTAACAAGTGAGGAAATTATAATGGCAAAAAGAGATATACCAACAGAATTTAAAAGAATAAAAGTACCTGAAGGCTACGAGTGGGAAGTTCATAACTTACACGCATACGCTGAAAAGAAAAAGGCCTTTGAAAGAGGTGAAATTACTTTAGTACAACTACAAGAATTTGAGCACAAATATAGAGAAAGTGCCGAACAAAGAGAATGGCGTTGGCGTAGAGAACATATTATGGCCGAATTAGAACAACAAAACGCTAAAAACTTTAGGTCGTTTAAAGAAAACGGTAAAGAGTTTGCTAAAAAAATGGCCGATATGGGTAGAGGTATTTCTATGTGGTGGTGGAGAAGACCTAAAAAAGGTGCTGGTAAAGGTAGAATGATTCAAAATCCTATTACAGGAGCTTGGCAACAAGAATACAAACCTAATAGATCAATGAATATGAGAGCTTGGTTAGCGGCTGCTGAACAAGGTAAAGTTATGCCTCATATGAATCCAAAAGGTGTGCCATTAAATAGAGAACCTACTGAAGAAGAAAAAGGTATTAGTGCTGAAGCTAAAAAGACAAGAGCTCAAAAAGTATGGCAGTGGGTTTTAGGTGAAACAAATAACTTTGGCCGAGGCTGGAATGACCCTAAATGGGGTAGAATTGATAAAAGTAGGCCAGGTAAAGGTGGTAGAGGTCCTAGAAGATCAACATACACAGTAAAATAGTATCCGAATTGACAATATAAATAAAATGTGTTATAATTACAAAAATGAAAGTGAGATAAAATGAAAAGTCCATTTATACAGGTTGAACAACCTAAACAATTAGAATTTAAAGTAGAAGATATTTTTAGGTGCCCAATCTATATTTCCCATAAACCTGAATGGGTAAAAGATTTAAATAAGGCTTCTGATCCAATTATTAAAAGAGTTGAAGATAATTGGAAAAAGAAAATTAAAGATAAAAACGATCCAACAACTACAATGCCTAATTCACTACATAGTGAATTGTTATGGCAATATCCAGAATTTAAAGATATAGCAAATTTAATCTTACAACAAGGTTGGAACATATTACATTGGCAAGGTTATAATTTAGATAATCGTATACCAATGTTAACAGAATTATGGGTACAAGAATTTCCTGAAGTTGGTGGATTCCACGATATACACGAACACGGCAATAATCACATTTCAGGTTTTTATTTTTTAAAGTGTTCAGAAAAAACATCTCATCCTGTTTTCCACGATCCAAGACCTGGTAAAAAAATGACGGACTTAATGATGAAAGACCCTAGTAAAGTAAATTATGGTTCTTCACAAATACATTATAAAGTAAAACCAGGACAATTTATTTTCTTTAACTCTTATATGCCACACGCTTATGTACATCATAAGGGTAAAGAGAAATTTAGATTTATACACTTTAATATGCAGGCCGTGATTGATCCTGGTAAGTCAACACAGGTCTAATATAAATAAAACATACTGAATTGAGGAGTAAATTATGCCTAAAACAAAAAAGAAAACAACAAAAAAGGTTGTAACTAAAACAAAAAAACCTGTTGTTCAAAAAGCACAACAGCCTGCTGAACAACAAAATCAAGTAAAACTACAAGCAAATAATCAATTTTGTTCTATACTTCACGCTACATTTTTTGATACAAAACAATGTGACGCTATATTAAAACAAACTGTAGAAGAATTATGGATGTCAGGTGAAACAATTGGTGGTGGTGTTAATAAAAAAGTTAGACACGTTGAACAACAAGTTTTACCAATCAATGATAAAGGTTGGCCATTAATAAGAATATTAGAATTAGCAAAACAAGCTAATAATGCTAGATTTAAATTTGATATGGCAGGATTTTTAGATGTTGACGCACCTATGATTATGAGATATGAAAAAGGTGGACATTATGATTGGCACGTAGATACAGGTAATTCTGTATGTCATAGAAAATTAAGTTTTACGATACAACTATCTGATTCAAAAGATTATGAAGGTGGAGATATTGAATTTATTGGTTCAAAAGTAGATACAAAGGCCTTTAGACAAAAAGGTGTTTGTATAATCTATCCATCATTTTTACCTCATAGAATTACAAAAGTAACAAAGGGTGTAAGACACGCAATCGTTGGATGGATTCACGGTCCTACTTTTAAATAATGCCTAAAAAAAAGAATCAACCTAAACAACCTGAAGTACAAAAACAATTTCAAGTACAAAGAGAACTGTTTTATGCTACACCTATCTTTTTTAAAGATTTACAAAATTCTGAAGAATTAAATAAACATCTCTTAAAACATATCAAACAATGGAAAAAAAGAGATGAAAAAGGTATTATTCGTTCAAACTCTTTAGGTTGGCATAGTGCTGTTGATATGCACCATAGAAAAGAATATAATCCTTTAACAAAAGAATTATTTAAAATGCAACAGGAAATATATGAAGCTGAAGGCTATCATCCTGATACTGAAGCCATATGTGATAATATGTGGGCAAATGTAAATTACAAATATTCTCACAATAAAAATCACGTTCATCCTGGTGCTCAATGGTCAGGTGTTTATTATATTAAGTGTCCACCAAACTGTGGCCATATCTGGTTTACAGACCCTTGTGGTGAAAGACATTTAGATTTGCCTATTATGGCAGATAAAAAACAAAAACCTACACACTATTGGAGAGAAGTACATTATCAACCAATTGAAGGCCGTTTAATAATGTTTCCTGGTTGGTTAACACACGAAGTAGCACAAAATATGTGTGATTTAAAAGGAGAAGATGGTTGGAGAGTTTCAGTATCTTTTAACTTTAAACAAAGATGGAAACAAGGTAAATACATACCTCCTGCAAAAGGCCACGATAGTGGTGGTATAATTGATATTAATAGTTTAAAATAGGTATAAATAGTATAGAAAGTGAGTAAATTATGGAAGAAGAAAAAACATATACAATTGACGGAAAAACTTATAAAGAATCAGAATTGTCTTTAAGATGTAGAAATGTCATTGTTGCTAGAGCTGAAATTCAACAATCAAAAGTGCGACACGAAATTGAATTGGAAAAAATTGAAGTTTTAACTAATTACTATAACGAACAAATTAAAAAAGAATTAGAGCAAATAAATGGCAGCCAGAGCAAATCTACAGATTGATAGAGGGGCAACTTTTTCAAGTGATGTAACTGTTACCGATACAGACGGTACAGCATTTGATTTAACAGGTTATACGGCCGCTGCTAAGATGGCATTAGGATATGCCTCTACTCGTACAAGAGTATCATTAACAGCCGCAATAAACGGTGATCCTACAACAGGCATCATCACTATTTCTTTAACAGCCGATCAAACAAAGGCTTTAGACGCTCCAGCAAGATACGTCTATGACGTTGAAATTACAAAGACTTCCGATAGCACAGTTACACGAGTAATTGAAGGTATTATTACAATAAGTCCAGACGTAACTACTGATTAAATTATAGTTTTTCTCAACATATTTTTGTTATAAATATTACAAAAGAGAGAGATAATCTTAATGGTTAAAGCAGTAATAAACAGTAGTGGTGGCGTTAGAGCTAATATTAATTCTAACACTTCAGCTGGACCTCAACAGGTTTCAGTA